ATCCGAGTTGATAGCCAGATACTAATTCATCAAAGGTAACCTCTTTCTCTTCACCTGATGCTTTGACGGTGAATGTCTGGGGTGCTTCTTCTTCAGTCTCTTCCTCAACTTCGTCAGAATCTTCAGCTTCATAAGTATCCTCTTCCGATTGCTCTTCGGATTCTACTTCTTCTTCTGATGCTTCTAAAGTTTCTTCTACAACTTCCTCTGATACGCTTTCTGAATTATCCTTTACAGGGTTCTCTTGGCTATCTAAGAAGCTTTCAAATCCACTTACCGATTCACTTACTGTTAGATTGCCACTTCCCTGTTCGGGAGTCATGGTTTCATCACTCATTTTGTATTACCTTTTATTCCTCTACGGGAGGTTACCGATTAGTAGGCAAGTGCCTATAATATCTTCCATGCCTTATCTTTTATCTCGCCTGTTTGTGCGATAGATTCAAGATTAGACATAATTTCGTTAATGGATCGTATGCGTTGGTATGCGTATTCTCTTAGTTCAGCTTCGTCATCACCCGAGTATTGGATCATCTGTAGCTGTGTGTCTTTCATTTCTTTCATAACTTCCTGGAACTCAGTGCTTCCCAGTATGTTTTTCATTGCTTCCGATAAAGTCATTACATACCTCTTTGGCTTACATCGTTAATCTTTTCTAATGCACTCATGAGCACTTTAGTTTTTTCTGTCTGGCTTGCATCGTTATTTTTCTGAGCATCCATCATAAGTTCTAGCTCTTTTAATGCTAGTTCTTTAGTTTGTTGAACCTCTTTCATTTGCAACTCTAGTGCATCTTTCTGGGCCTTGAGTTCCATTTGCTCACGATCTAACTGGAGTTTGGCCTGGTCCGCTTGCATCTTCATTTGAGCCTTCTGTATCTCTGCTTGTGCTAATGCTTCAGCAGCTTGTACTTGAGGGTCAGACTGTCCTTGTTGTGCTTGCTGTGCCATTTGTTGTGACTGCTGCTCATCAATTTCCATAAGGAATTGTGAATCGTCTTTAAAGCCAGCCATGTTTACAAACTTAGCTAACGTGTCTCTGTATTGCTTGAGGTTAACTAAGGGGTTACCTAGGCCGTACTGCTGAATGATCTGCTCTTGTTTGTCTAAGATCATTTGCATAGTAGCCAACTGCTCTTGTTTGCTTCCAGTACCAAGCCCTACATTTACCGATACGTTGTATTGTGTGTCCCATTCTCTGGGATCAAATGCAACAAACTTACCGTTAACATTAGCAATTTTTTCTTTTTGTTGGTACTTACATACCAGGTGCAATATACCTTTGAATAACGATGAAACACCTGTGTCTGCAAAGATACGTGCTATCAGTTCTAACTTACCTCCAGCTTGGCTCGTCATGGCTGCTACAGCGGTCGCTGTGACGTTTTGTAGAAGATCTGGGTTAAGACCTTGCTGAGAGTCAGAAACGCCTGTACGCTTCGCCTGGACACTGTCTAGGTACTCAAGCATAGGGAATGACTGATTAGCGTTAGATGTTACTTGCATAGGTACTAAAGCATTTGGGTTCTTAATTCTAATAACACCACCAGCAGTGGATGTTAGTAAGTCATCCATGTTTACTTGGCCTTCTACTGCACCAACTCGGTAGTTGTTAGTAAGGTAAAGGTTATCTAGCATTTGTCTAGTCACGGTGGACTTGATCAACTGTAGGTCCATGGCCCTGTCAGCTAATGACTGTCCAAAGAACTTGTGAGGGATCGGGATAGGGCACAATGAATGGAATGGAACGTAGTCACACTCTTCTTCATGTAGTATCTCATTGGAGGCGTAACATACACGTCTCATCTCAGCTATACCGTCACCATCTAAATCTGTCTTGATGTAGCACTCATAGTATTCTACTGTCTGCAATGCAGGCTCTAGTGCTTCCATATCAGTAGGTAGTTCACCACGTGAATACCGTGCAATTCTTTCTGGAGAGAAGTCTAGTGAATCACCAGTTGCTAGTGAGTAAACTAAGTCTTCGTCATAACCCATAGCTACTAACTCGGAACGTGTCATCATCTTACGGTGAGCAGTAAACTCTGAGTCTGCTATGGATCTAGCTCGTTTAGATATTAGGAACTCTTCTGGCGGTACGTTTTCAATAACTACCTTGCCTTCACTTACAGCCCTAGATACCTTTATGTCGTGATACTTATTCACTGTTGGCGGTGCATCAACTAACTGCCCAGTCATTGGGTCCATTACAGGATCGTTCTCTATGATCTCTTCGGTTGTGCTTTGCGATACTATCTCAACCTCTTCGTCAGAGGCCACCATAGCTAACTCATCATCATTTAATTTAAAGTACCTTTCAATCTCTACGTCTTTCTCATCATTCCAGTATGCTTTAACCACACCAACCTTCTGGAGTAGTGCATCCTTAAACCAGTCGTGCATGATTTCAAAGCCATTGTTTTCTTTATTGAAGATGTAGTTAACGTAGTTAGTAGCCTGTTCAGCTTGCTCTTCTGACCCTTCTTTAGCTGGCTCAAATACTACCGCATCTTTAGAGCTGGTAAAAGTTTTAAGGATCTGTGGAAGTGCACCATCTATTACTTCTGCTACTTCACCTGTCACTATCTGTGACCTTCCAGGGACCTCATTGCCGTACTTCTCACGGAGATAGTATTCTAATGCTTCCTGGCGTTGGTCAGTTGTTTCTGTCTCTAGGTATCCGATGGAGTCATCTATCTCAGATTCTAGGTACGCCTTTAATTTGTTTTCATCTATTGCCATTTATACGATCCATTGGTTATTTACAGTTAGAGGTTTATCCCATGAGGAAGCCTCGTTAGACATACCATCAACCACTGCACAAACATAACGCCAAGCATCTGCACCATGACTATACTCATCATGAAGCGGAGCACCAGGCTCTTGTGTTGTTTGGTTAATAGCTCTTCTATAATTCTTTAAGCATTCAATCAGTCGTTTGCTTTTATCAGCATCAAAGTAAGCTCTGCTAAAGGTCATCCTTGCAAGCTTGATGCCTGTCTCTATATCAGATCTAGGTATGATTTCAGTGTCCCATCCTAGCTTCTGCATAATCTCTTCAGCACTTGTACCGTACTTAAAGTCTTTGTTTCTAGCATCATGGGGTAAGTACATCGTTCCCCAGTTGTGGTTTAACTTTTTCAACTGATCAGAGTAGCTGTCTAGTGTCCTGTGATCGTCTTCTATGTAGTCAATCACTCGGATCTCCGATAGTGATCTCTGGCATAGGATAATAGACATAGAATCATTCCATCCTAAGTCCATAACAACGTGAGTCTTTAATAAAGCATCACTTGGTATGTTAGTTACCCGTCCTTCCTCTTGGGCCAATCGTATCTCATTGTGATAGATAGCACCGTCTGCTGCAGCTTTAGTGTCGCCTTCCCAGATGTTTGCATAGTCTTCTGGATTCTGAGACATACACCTGGCACGTTCAATCTCTAATACTGTAGGGAACCAAGGGTTATCCGAGTAGTTAACCTTCTCTATGCGAGCGTTAGGAGGCTTGTTAATGACGAAACGCTTGTAAGTCTCATCAGTGTCCATGTAAGGGTTAAAAGTCACCCAGATCTCGCTGCCAGGCTTCCTGATCGTAGGTATTAATATGTCCCATGATCTCTTACTAACTGTTTGTGCTTCCTCTACCCAAACAACTTCAACACCCTCAAAAGATTTTATACTCTCAACAGTGTTGGTTGCTAGGCCTGCAAAGCTAAATTCTGTACCGTTCACACCTCGTATGGAGGTCTCTATGACCTCGTAAAAGTCTCCGAGGCCTAAGTCCTGTATCTGATCTTTAAGCAGCGTATGGACCGATTGCTTGATACTCTTCTGGACTTCCCTTGCACAAAGAATACGCATCGGATTCTCTGTACCTTTAATCAGTAAAGCTCTTGCAAAGTTCCATGACTTACCAGAACCTCTACCACCGTAAGCTACCTTAAAGCGATGTGGTTCAAATAGCCATTTAAGTTTATTCGGAAACTTTTGATTGGACATCAACGAACTCTACTTTGAGGTTGTTAGTTAGTGATCCATCGGATGATGTGATATCTGTTTGGCTCTGGACCTTCCCTTCTATGCGATCTAGGACCATATCGATCGCTTTTGTGTCTCCCTCTTCGGCTTTCTGCACTAAAGCTTCCATAACTCTTCTAGCTCTTAACGCATCATCCTGAGTAATAATCCTGTTCAGGGTATCTTTTAATAACCTATTCTTTTTACTAGAGAAGTTGTTTCCTAGGCTTGCTTCTCTAGCCTTCTCTCTAGCTAATGCTAATTGTTCTTCTTTATCCATAATTTTGTAAAGCTCTTACGAGTTATTTACCCCTATGTTATCTCATTTTTTGTGAACGAATCATCTCTCTTACTTTCTCTATATCAAAGCCTTGTGGCATTGGAGTATTACCTGAGTTTTGCATCTTTTGTTCTATCAGTTGTTCTGGAGTATGAAATGCTCCATCTATAACATTGTTTGGTAATGGCATATCTTTAAGATAACCCTCTTCAGGCATTTGATTCATTTGATTTACAACATCCATCATTCCACCATCAACAGATCCTTGATTTGGAGCAAAGTTTCTTGGGTCTCCAGAACTATATATTTG